TTCAGAAACTCAAAGTGAAGCAGACTGCAACGGTTTGAGTAACAAATGTGTGCCACAAATACTAGTGGCACACTATTCTCCCATTCGGGGAGAATCTATGGTTATAATGACTTCAGTTCAAACAAACCACCATGTTTGCTATCACCTCCACCGAAACCTTCAATGAGGCAAATGCTGAAGTATTTGCAGACTTCGATGATGCAAACGATGCAGCATTTGACTGGTCGGTTGAACTTAGTGGTCGCCCAGTTGTTATCTGGAAGATGACCCGAACTGCACCCATTAAGTGGATGAAAGTCACCGCCTGATTCTTTACACAAACCCACACACTTTTCACTCCAATGTTCATCACTAACGACTTCGCAAAAAAAGACCTTGCTTGCCAAATAGCAATGGAAAACTATAAGAAACAGTTGCAACGTGAGCAACACTATCAGCAGCAAGTTCGTGATGGTTTGATACCTGCACCGAACTGGAATGATACACAAACCTGGAACATTTCGGATCGGGACTAATACTAACAGGGGGGCAAATCGCCCCCCTTTTTGTTATACAAACTCTCCTGGTGTGCCAATTCTCGAACTGTCCCGATTTTTCGGTTTTGTATCACCACGAACTACACAGCACCCCGAGATCCGTTATTGTATGTTCAACGAGGTGAGAGATCCACACCTCGTTATCACAAACCCACTGAGAGTTATGTTCACTTCCACCCGCTTCTTCGTCCTCACTGGTAACAGCGAAGCACTCGCAGTTTCGCTTATCAAGAACCCGAAAGTTATAGGTCCGAAGCGTGCTCAAATGCTGTTCAATCTCGCAGCAATTGATAACAACAAACTCGGACGTGATGCACTCAAACTGTGTGCCAAGGTTGCTAACCGTCACCACGTTGACGGTTTGATTAACGATCGGGTGTTCAACAAAGCATCAACAATGCGTCTCAAGTTCTGGGCACAAAATAAGAACACCCCCGTCTGAGTTAGCATCACATAAGGGGGGAAATCTCCCCCCTCCACATTCTCACTTTTTCCTCAAATGTCCGTTTCCTTCGACATCACAAACTCCATGCTTTTTCGTGAGTTTAGTGTAGACGAATCCAGTGCAATCTACTGCATCTCGGTGTTAGGCAACAACGTCACAATTGCCTTCCAAAGCAACACCGAAAAGCAGTACATCTTCGCTGCTTCAGATAGATTTATCGCCCACATTCGTGCCGTGGTTACTGACTTCAACCCCACCGAACATAGCATGGGGTCGATAATAGCAAAGGCACGCAAATCTGGCGACCTTGAGATTATTAACATCTGAAACATTTCAGATAATTAATAATACTCTCAAATCACAGATAGCAGGTAATTATTATTACCTGCTTTTTTTATGTTTTGTTATAAACAATAAAATAACGATTTACTATGTATTATTAATACATAACATTTATCAAAATATAATTATATTTTGATATTTACGATTTCACAGTATTATTAATACATAGCAAATTGCAAAGATAAAATATAAACAACTCACAATGTATTATTAATACACAGTGAGTTTGAATTAATAATACACAGTAAATACGATTAGAAGGTAATTAGAATTAACAGTTAATCGTAATCGTTCGTTAATTGTTTATATCGTTAAGCGTGTGCCAAAAAAGTACCTTCTTTCTAACCTACAAACGTTTCCCAGCGCCCGATAAATATTAAAAGGAAATCGAAAACACAAAACCTCGAATTCCAAAAAAATTTCCCAGAAAATTTTTACCCAAAAAAGTCGCCATGAAACAACGAGTAACTTACAAAACCAAGGATGGTTCATTAAGAGAGCAAGTATTTGATGATTTCAATGAATTTGCAGATCTCATCCAAGATGCCGCCATGGATTATTATACAGGTGGGCAACCTGAGATGAGCGTAGAGACAATGTATGATAATATGGTAAAGAAGGAGAGAGTAACAAATAATGAACCAAGACCTGAACTCCTTGATTGAGAGGATTGAGAGATTAGAGGCATCCCTCTATAATCTCAGATTAATGTACAGACCTCCCGAGAGGGAGGAACATGTAAGTATAACTGAATATCTAGATGAAGTAGATAAAAGAATAGAGATATTGGAAGATGCCAATAATAACAGAGACAGTTAGTACGGGAATATTTCCATTATCATCAACACCGAAGAGAAATTTCGAATTATTTCCTCAGGGGTTAATTGAGTTATTTCCGATAGCAACACCTACGGATGATGAGATACAATTAAGTCCTGAGGGTAATTTCATTAGTACATACCAAGCATTTAGTATGCAAGTAAGTGCTACACCTGTAGGTGATGAAAAAATTCTCAGTACAACTGTAGTTGGACCGAAGTATTGTATATTAGAGGATCCATTACCAGGAGCTGATACTACGAGATCATTAGATGGTGTATTAGATATTAAAGTATCACCATTTTGGGCACCTGGATTATTTTTAGAGCCATTAGTGAAGACTTTTCCTGGATCTGGGGTATCACCAGCAACAATCAGTGGATATTTCACTGAGAGGAATTTTTATGATAGGGAGATTGTAGTAAAATATATAAATGCCGTTACTAAATTTAATAGTAACGGATTTTTCTGGGCACCTTTAGATAGTTTTCCGAAAGATTTACCATTTGATTTAGAGAAGATTAAAATACCGTTACCTTCATCGGTTAATGTGAATACATTTTATCCATTAAGTATAGCAGCAGCGTATACAACGGAAAGTGAGACAATAGAGCCATATTTAAAAACAATTGGACAAGTTATTAGATATAAGCCTTCTGATATCAAGAAGTTAAGATTCTTTTTTGATATTACAGTTACTAGTGACAAAGGAATATTTCCATTTACTGCACATTTAACAGTACAGAATAATCAGAAAGCAGCAGAATCAAGATTAAAGTTTGCGATGAGTCGTAGAGGAAAGAAAGCGGTATTAAATACTAGTGGAGATAATTTTGAGGAAGAATAATGTCTGATATACCAGCATTATATACCCCAGAGGATAACACCACAGGACATGGACCATGGCCACCTGTTGGATATCAACCAGCACCAACTGGAGCATCTGCTGATGTTTTTATAAATTCAAAGAGTGTACATAGGGTTGGGGATAAAACATTAATACATATGAGTCAACCACAAGATGCACATAATGATGAGATATCAACAGGATCACCCACAGTATTTGTCAATGGCAAACCGATGGCAATCGTTGGTAAAAGTTTATTAACTTGTAAATACGGGGAAGCGGGTACGGTTGCATCATTTGGTGCGAACTCTGTGTTTGTTGACAATGGGTGAGGGGTGTGCTATAATATGTGGGTAATCAACCGAGAGGTCTTATGGCAAAGCGTCCTTCGCTGACTGGCAATCAAATCGAATCTAAACCCAAGAAAACCCGTCAGGGTATGGGAGCACATACGAAGTATGCCGCTACGAGTCGTAATGGTGCTCGTAAGCGTTATCGTGGTCAAGGTCGATGAAGAATCCATGGATTCATAAGGATGGTAAAAGTAAAATAGATAAGCGTTCAACGCAACATCAAAGTCAAAAGAAAAAGGCAGCAGCAAACAAAAGGAAGAAGAAGTAGAGATAAGCGATGCCTTCGGGTGTCGCTTTTTTATTGGTAAATAGTTATGTGTCTCTGAAGGCAGGGATAGCAACCCCTTAAAAAGTTCTGTTCAACCTTTATGGAGAAAACAGATGCCAAATGTAGATAAGAGCGAGGAGTTCCTCAAATCGGGGATGACTCTGATCTCAGAACAGGCGAGTGACCGCCTGTTAAAAAAAGCAAGTTACAAAATTCCAGAAGATCGATATAGCAGACCGTGTGGTGGTGCTAATGGATTCGATGATTTTGTAGAGAGGTGGCATGAGTGACTATAAATAATAACAAACGTTTTTGTCTACTGTGCCACAGTTTCAAACATTTAAAGATTTAAATGTTACATTCAAGCCTCATCCAATTACTGGCGATTTAATTGTTAGTAAGGATGAGGCTGCTATTAAACAGGCCGTTGTTAATCTTTTGTTAACTAACAAAGGTGAACGTTTATTTAATTCTCAGATTGGATCGGATATTTCTAGATTATTATTTGAACAATTAGATTATGGTGTAGCAGCACTGGTCCAATCTGAGATTAAAAACGTATTAACTGAATATGAACCAAGAATTAGAATTATATCATTAGAGGTTATACCAAATTACGATAATAATGGATTTGATGTTGGAATGGAATTTGAGATTATAGGTAGAGACGATATTCCACTCAACGTAGAATTCTTTTTAGAGAGAACTCGATAAATGCCATACACACAAGTATCTAATTTAGATTATAATGATATTAAGATTGCACTGAAGGAATATTTAAGATCACAATCAGATTTTACTGATTATGATTTTGAAGGTTCTGTATGGAGCACACTGCTTGATGTGTTAGCGTATAATACGTATTATACGGCATTTAATACCAACCTCGTTGTTAACGAGTTATTTTTAGATTCAGCAACCCTGAGAGATAATGTTGTTGCAATCGCCAAGCAATTAGGATATACACCGAAGTCAGTTACTTCACCTGTTGCTTACATTAATTTTGACGTTAATTTTACCAATACAACCCCTGATGTTGCTATTTTAAGAACTGGATCTGCATTTACTACTATTTTTGATTCAGAACTATATCAATACACCACACTAGATGATGTTTCTGCTGCAGTAGAGAATGGAACAGCATCTTTTATTGATGTTCCCATCTATGAAGGATCACTAATTAAAAATTTTTATACTGTCAATACAGCACTAAAATCTCAACGTTTTTTGATTCAGAATCAAGGCGTTGATACAAGTAGTATTAGAGTAAAGGTATATCCATCACAAAATTCATCTGCTTTTGAATTTTATGAAAGAGCAGACAATATTCTTGATGTAAATTCAGAAACTAAGACATATTTTTTAAATGAAGTCGAAGATGAGAACTATGAGCTTTTCTTTGGCGATGGTGTATTAGGTAAGAAACTAGAAAGTGGTCAGTTTATTGAGGTTACTTATCTAGTAACCAATGGTCCTGATACAAATGGTGCTAAGACATTTGTATTCAATGGTATTGTTGATGATAGAAACAATGCGGTTTATCCATTAAATGTTGTTGTCAATTCAGTAACTCCAGCATCTGGTGGAGAGAACATTGAAAGCATTGATAAAATTAAATACAATGCGCCTAGGTATTTCGGCACACAAGACCGTGCAGTGACCGCACAGGACTACGCAGCCATCGTTAGGAACGTTTATCCAGCGGTCGCTGATATCATTACTTTTGGCGGTCAAGATGCAGATCCACCAGAATACGGCAAAGTTAAGGTAGTAATCAAACCATCTAATGCAAACCTACTTTCTTCATTTACTAAACAAGATATTGTAAGAAGATTACAGCCATATATGGTTGGATCAGTTACTGTTGATATCATTGATCCATCAATTTTATTCGTAGAACTGACAAGTAAGATTTATTTTAATAGGACCAAGACAAATTTACCTCCAGCTGAGATTGTAAAGAAGGTAAGAACAGGAATTCAACAATATATTGATCAATCAGATACTGAAAAGTTTAATGGCAAATTTAGATATAGTAAATTTATTGGTGTAATTGATGATGCAGATAGATCAATCAATTCTAATCAAACTACAGTGATGTTGAGGAAAGATTTCTTTCCAGCTATCAATTCTTCATTCTTTTACGAAGTTTGTTTCCAAAATGCCTTTGATAAAGAATGTGATGGTCCAACACTTCGATCAACTGGGTTTACAGTTACCGAATTTCCTGAATATACCGTGTATTTGGAAGATAGGGATGGTAGAATCGTCCTATATAGAATAGATGATTTAACTGGACTAAAATTAGTTCTAAATGACTCCGCTGGAGTAATAGATTATGCAAAAGGCGAAGTTATGTTGTATGATTTAACTATTATCCGTGGTTCGTTTGAAGACAACCGAGTTGAACTAAGAGTAAAACCTTTAAGCAATGATATTAATGCAGTAAGAGAGGTTTTCCTAGATGTTGATATGACCACAAGTAAGTTCACTGCTTATCCCGAGTAGATTAAATGGCTGCAAAGACAAGAAATATCTCTAGCTTAATTGAATCTCAACTACCTGGGTTTATAGTTTCTGAATACGAAAACTTCTCCAAGTTTGTAGAGAAATACTACGAGCAATTAGAAAGTCAAGGACAACCACTTGACATTATTTCTAATGTTACAAAGTATTGTGACATTAATTACTACGAGAAAAACTTACTCAATCAATTTACTGAATTATCATCAAGCATTACCGAAACCGACACTACAATCGTAGTTGAGGATGCTACTTCATTTCCAGAACAAAATGGATATATTAAAATTGGAAATGAAATTTGTTTTTATAAAGAAAGAACAGATACAGAATTTTTAGAAGTTTCTAGGGGTGTTAGTGGCAACACAACTCTAGGAGATTTATATGAGAGTTCTAAGTTTGTTACTACTCAAGCAGAGCCACATTATGTAAATGATACTGTATATAATGTTAGTAATCTATTTTTGTATGCTTTTGTAAAAAGCTTTGAATCACAGTATCTAGGTGGTTTCCCCGAAGCATATTTAAAAGGAGATGTAGATAAGCGTGTACTGATTAAAAATATCAGTGACTTCTACAAAGCAAAGGGTACTGATAGATCTATAAAGTTTATTTTCAACTCTATTGTTTCAAAGAGTGCTGAAGATACCCCAGAGACATATAATCCAAAAGATTTTACCATAAAAGCCTCCACTTCTGATTGGATAAGTAATTATTCAATTAAAGCAAAGGTACTGACTGGTGATATTAAAAAATTAGTTGGAAACAAATTAATACAAAAAACTTCAACATCATATGCATCTGCCATAGTCGATGCGGTTAATTATGGTGGAGATGGCGGAATTTTTGAATTAGTTTTATCACCAGGCTCTGTCAATGGCTCTTTTAGTATTGCAGCACAAACCAAACTAAAAACAGATATTTCCGTAACAGATACTATTGGAGATAGAATTGATGTTTATTCCACTTTAGGTTTGGAGCCTAAAGGTAATATCATTGTCAATTCAGAAACCATTGCTTTTGTCGAAAAAAATGTAAATCAATTTATCATTAATGGTAGATCAAATCCAAATACTACCCACATTGCAGGAACTGATGTTTACAGTGACAATGTTATCACATGCAAGTATGATGGAGGAACAGTAACTCTACTTGCACTTGGTGTATTATACAATCTAAACGTATCAAATCCAAATCCTTATTCCAGTTCTGGAGATAAGGTACAAATATCCAAATCTGGTTTTATTAGTAACCACCCAGTTATCAATGGAGCTGACTGGTTTTTAAACACAAATTTCAGAAAAGCATTTTCGGCTCTTAATCAAAATATTTCTGATGCAATTGGGGATTTAAATTCTGATGTTTCGGCAATTTATGAAGATGATCAGTATTTTTACATTTGTTCTAGTGGTTATCCGCATCATTCTATTTTAAATCAATATTCCCCATCGAATTTGGGTGATCAGAAATTTTTAAAACTGATTAGAAAATATCCAATTAATACTACAGAAATTTACCCAACTTCAAATAGAGATATTGGTATTTTAATTGATGGTTCTGTAGCTTATAGCAATAAAGATTTTGATAGTGTAAAATATGGCAACATTACATCAGTTGTTATTGAAAATAAAGGAGTTGGTTATAAAAATCCTCCTTTTGTGTTAATTAATAATGAAGCAAATAAAGCAAGATGTTTTCTTGCAGGTGAAGTAGTTGACAGAATCGAGTTACTTTCTGAAGATGTTTATAATGAAGATCCAACTATAACAATTACTTCTGGTAGAAATGCTAAATTAAAACCAGTCGTTACTAATGGCGAAATTACTAGTATCCGAATAGAAGATCCAGGTGAATACTATTCTTCGGCACCAACGATTAGAATTTTCGATGCTTTAGGTAAAGGAGCTTTTGCTGAATATGAAGCAATTATTTCACCAGAAGGTCAAATTACAAAGTGTCAAAAAATAAACGGTGGTAGATTCTACAGCAGAAATAGTTTAATTGTAGAAGTTATTCCAGCAGGATCTGGTGCATTTGCTTCAGCAAAAATTAGAGAATGGATTAAAGATAGATTTAAAAAGAATGAATTACTACTAGATTCAAATAATTCTTATGTTTTCTCTAACTTTAATCCAAAATTTACTGATGGTTATGGAGTAGTAGCTAATCCAGCAAATCTTAGATTTAGATCTGCTGATAACATCAATAGTGTTTTAGACGAATCTACAGGAGTTAAAATCCATTCCCCAATATTAGGATTTGCTTATGATGGCAATCCAATTTATGGTCCATATGGATTTTCAGATCCAGGAAATAGTAATTCTACTGTTGTTAGAATGAGTAGTGGTTATCAACTAAAAAATAATCGCCAAAACGGTCCTTCTTTGGTAGATTATCCATTAGGTACTTTTGTTGATGACTATGAATGGATACCTTCTGTAAATAGCAACAAAACAAAACTTGACGAGAATAACGGAAGATTTTGTGTCACTCCAGAATATCCAAATGGAACTTATGCTTATTTTATTAGTATCGATGGTTTAGGAAATCCAACCTTTCCATATATCATAGGTAAAAATTTCTATTCCTTACCAGTAGATTCTAACTATAATTCAAATATATCCCAAGATGATATCCCAAAAAATGTTGTTAGATATAGGGATGATGCAATAGATTCTAATGGAGCTAATTCTTTAGCTTTAATTGGTGATACTACTAAAGGAAATGTTTCTGGTGGATATTCCGATTATTCACCAGAAACATTTTCTGTTGGATCTCAAGTTTTTATTGATAGTAATAATACTGGAGGATTTGGCGCAAAATCTGTTGTTTCATCTGTAAATGGAAAGGAGATTGTTTCTTTAGAATCAGTACAAAATAAAGCAATTGCGATTGATCTAAAGCAAAATGCATATTTGTTTGCTGGAGATACAGTATTCCAATCAGAAGGATTATTATTGAATCAAATTATTGTCGATAATTTAGAGATTACTGGTCAACAAGATTCAGATTCTCCAAATGTCAAAGTTGTAAATGATTTGGCTGTTGCTTCAGCTTCTTCTTTTAGAGTTATTTTAGATGATACTTCATCTTTAACTCAAGGAGAGATTATAGGTGATGTTGTTAATGATAATAGATTAGTAGTTAGAAATGTAAATGGAACATTCACTACTGATTTACCTTTGTTCGCTACTATTAAAGTACTTAATATTTTACTTGACAAAAATGCAACTTACAGTAAAGGATCTACACTATCATTTATTAGGGAAGATGATGGAGTTATTTTTGGAACAGCAACTGTTTTAGAAGGATCTTTAAGACAGAACTCACTAAAAATAAGGGTTATTTCTGGGGAATTCTTTGCTTCTGATGATTTTATTATTAAAAGTAATGTTCTTTCAGATACATCAAGTAGCAAAATTATAAAATCAACTTCTTTAAGTGAAAACCTACAAATAAACACACTCAATGACAAAGTTGCCATTGTAGAAACAAATGGCACTCATAATTTAGGAATAGGTGATAAAATTAATGTAGATATATTCCCAGATGATTCTTTAACAGAAACTACTTATTATGTAAGAAAGAGGCTTTACCAAAAATGTATTTTACAAGACTTAAAATTTAATGGCGAAATTGTAGATACTGGTATTGGTAGATTTGGATTTTTGAATAGTGGTTCTGACTATAGAGAAGGTGTATATAATGATATTGAGTTAATATTTGTTGATTCATCTAAGGCTAGAAAAAATATTGGTAAGCCAGGTGACTCAGGAAATGCCAGAGCAAGAATAACTGTCTTTGAGCTTGGTGGTGGTTATGGTAGAGTTTCTTTTGTTGAAATAACCAATAAAGGTTTTGGATATAGAAAGTCCGATATTTTAACTGTAGCTGACGACGATTTAAACAGATTGTCATCTTCTATATCAACAAGTAGATTGAATATCATTGTAGATCATGTAGGAGTTTCTGCAGAAAATACAGAGATTTCTTTAATTTCAATAAATGATATCTCTAATGGAGATTTCTTGCAGATTGGTGAAGAAGTAGTTAAGGTAACCTCTACAAATAAAGATGCTAAGTTAATAACAGTAGAAAGAGCACAAAAAAATACCAAAGCAGTTGACCACTTTAATGGTCAAGAAGTTAATTTTTACGAAACTTCTTATAAATTTGATGCTGGTTTTGGTGTTTTAGGTACGACTCAAAATACTCCATATGTTATTTCATATAATTCAAATACAAGAGAACTTATCTTAGCTTATGATTATGGAGTATCAAATCCAATTCGGGTATTGCAAAGCAGTATTTTCTTCGATCAGAATATTGCAAGTAAATTTGTAAAGATTGAATCGGTAGAAGAGCCAAAGTATAAACTAGAATTTAGTAAAGATGAAATTAATTTTATTATTAACCCAGTAATTAATATCCAAAAGTATTACAAATACACTTTTGATACTAGCCATTTTTCAATGGTTGATACTTATCTAGATTTCTCATCTAGTTTAAATTATAACTTATTTACAGAAGAAAAGAATGTAAGTTCTAATTTACCAGGAACTGTGGGATCTTTTGTCTCTATTAAACTTGGTTTTGGACCAAATATTTCATCAAATGAATATGAACAAAAGATTCCTGTAAATTTCAATAATTATTACTATTTTATCAAAGCTTCAGCTGATGTTGATACTGATGAATCATCATTAAAAGTAATAGATGATCCACTATCAGGAGAAAATTTTGTAATTTATTCAACTGAAAATAAATTTGTTTATTCAATGAATAGTTTGCCTCAATATGATGGCACAGGAACAATCAAATATGATACAACATCCCAGTTTGCAATAGGTTCAATTAAAGCATTGTCTATTGTAGATACTGGCAGTGATTATGATTTAATTCCTTTATGCAGAGGTATTTTACCAACTTCTATACACGAAGCATTAGTTACTGCATCAATAGATACTACTACTGGTTATTTGTCTTCAATAATTGTCAATAATCAAGGACAAAATTACAGTAAGCCAGTAGCATTAATAACAAATGGTGATGGCTTTGATTATAAGTTAGAATGTATCTCAGAAAATGGTAGAATTAAAGCAGTTAATATTTTAAATCCAGGACAGGGATTTACATATGATCCAGAAATAAGAATATTTGAATCAGATGTAAAAGTTTTCTTCACATCTAATAATATTGGGATTCCTAAAAATATTAAATTAATCAGTAATGGTTTTGGCTATAATTCTGATTATTCTACTTTACCTTCATTCAAATCTACCAATACTTTTGTATTAAAAGATTTTGAAGATGATTCTTTCTACGGCGGAGAAAAAATAGCTCAATACGAAAATGGAATATTAGTTGCTAATGCTATTGTTTCTAAAAATGGTTGGAGGGTAGGAAGTAATTTACTAAAAGTAGAAAATATTAATGGTATTTTTAGGAATGATCTTCCTATAAAAGGATTTGCTAGATCAAAAACTGCTACTATTGTAGCACAATTAGAAACTTCTTTTTCAGTTGATATTAAAACATATTTTGATAATTTAGGGAGATTTAATTCTGAGAAAGGTAAATTAAGCTCAAATTCTCAAAAATTATCTGATTCTTATTTCTATCAAGATTATTCTTATGTAATTAAATCCAGAACTCCTATTGATTTTTGGAGAGATTTAATTAAAGAAACAACTCATCCAGCAGGATTCCAACTGTTTGGTGAATTAATAGTTGAATCTGAAGGCACCACTGCAATGCCTCAGAATGTAAAAGAAATAGAAACACACTCTTTTATCAACCTAAAGCCACAAAATATCTCTATTATAAACACAGTAAAATATCTGACGGAAAATATTTTATCTGTAGCTAATAGTAATATAGAAAGAGGTATTGGATCTGTTTCTATAGACACATTTGACTCGTCAGAAACAATTGCTAAAGAGCTAATTCTTTCTGCTCCATTTGATGGTGACTTTGATCCAAATAGTGGAGTATTATATGGAACACAAACATTTACTTTGATTGATAAGAAAGCTGGAACTGCTTTTTCTCCATACAGCGAAAATTCATTGATTATTTCTTTGGATGGTGTTTTACAAGAGCCAGGTAAATCATTTACAGTCAAAGGTAATAAAATTACATTTGCCCAGCCACCATTTGGAAAGCGCATTGCTGAAGGTCAAGAAGTAGCTGCACAAAATTTTTACTGCAGAGCTATCTTATTTAAAACAGAAGAATTAAATTCTCAATACATAAGGAAGCTAAGAAATATTGCTGATCAATTTGATGGAGAGCAAAGAATATTTGATTTATATGAAGAAGATGGATCTATAGTTAAATCTTTGCCAAATGAGAAGTTTATTGTAGCATTAAATGGTGTTTTACAAAATGCAAAAACAACAGAAGAAGAACCATTTGGTAATTCATATGCTATTATAAGATCTGTAGATCCTGATGTTACAGATAAAATTGCATTTACAGAACCTCCTATTAGTCATGGAGAATTATATGATAGCACTGATGATATTGTTATTAGGGAAAAGTGCTTTATCTATAGCGTTGGTTCTTATAAAAGATTAACAATTGATTCTAGAACTGTAAAATATAGAGGTAAAGGTCCATTCTTAATTTTAAATGAAGTACAGAAATCTGTTGTAAAAATTGACGATCCTCTATATGCAGTTGTGTTTATAGATGGTGTTTTACAAATACCAGGAAAATCTTATCAAATTGTAGGACCAAATATTACATTTACATCTCCATTAAAATATCATGAAGATGAATCTGGAAAACAAACCCTACAGAAAGTTTCTATTTTATTATTCTATGGAATTGATAAATTAAAAACGTTAACATTCTATGATTTTGAGCCAAATGCTTACTACACAAAATCAAATTTAATTATTGATGGAGCTTCAAATCAGCAAGAATTTTTCACATGGATTGCTGATTATTTTTCTGATAATGTAATAGTTTCTCAAAATGGAACTACTCTAGGAAAAGTAAAGTCAGTTAAACCAAAAACATCAAATATTAATTTAACTTTACTATCATCTTCATATGAAATAATAGACAATTCAGATTTTACTTTCGTAAATCCTATTAATAATGATAGTTTTACATTAACGCAAGTATTTGAATCTTCAATTACATATTTCGAAGATGAAGATGGTATTAGAAAACTTCAGGTGGATGTTCCATCTTGGTTGTTTGGTACTAAATTAGGACGTAATGCTTATGAAGAAAGAAGCAAATTATATGCTAACTTAAATATTGGAGATTTAATCCAGATTGATGGAGAATCGGATTATAGAGAAATTATATCAATTCCTGAATTAGTAAACACAAAACAATATAATACAGGACAGTTTTTACCAGGAGATATTTACTCTAGAGTACAAACTTCAAATTATAATGATATAACTAGAGGCGAGGGGTTAAGTATTACAGCTGAGATTGATTCTAGTGGTAGAGTAACTAAACTAAATTGGAACAAAAGAGATTTAATGCTCTATTTTAATAATAAAGTATTATTGCAGCCAACTGCATATCAATACTACACTGTTCCAGTAATAGATTTTATTCCTTTATCACAAAATGGTGGTGGTGCAAGAGCAGAAGCAATCTGTATTGGCGGCAATGTTGTTGATATTGTACTTGTAGAAAATGGATATGGGTATGATCAACCACCTAAGGTTGTTATATCTAGAGGATATAACAGAATTAAAAATAAATCAAGAAAATTTGATGTTACAACAGTATTAAATATCTCTCCTCCAGTAGCATTTTCTGATAGTTTAGTAGCAAGTAGTGTAATTACATTATTTGCTAGTGGTCCTACTGGATTATCGATATTCTCGTTAATTGATTTAGCAGCTGAGGGTGCATTTAAAGAAGCAGCGAAGCAAATTACCTATATCATTATACCACCATTACAAGTGGTTACTTTTGCCGAAAGATTAGCTCAGAATGAATTTGTTGTAAACTTACCACCAATTGAGATTGATTATGAAATCCAGTCAATAGAACTTGAAGTTGTAAGCACTATTGATGCAAGAGCAGATATTATTTCCTCTACTGCTATTATTTCAACTGATAGAGAAATAACATCCACAATTAGTAAGCAAATCAATGAAGCATTTGTTCAACTTGATACTGCTTCGATTAATGATATTGGTGCATTCCTAGATGCTCCATTATCAGAAACTGATACTATTATTTTCATACCAAATACACTAAGATTCCCAGATTCAAGTAGATTGCTAGTTGGTAGAGAAATTGTCTACTACGAAAGAAAGAAACAGGATCGTTTCTTAGATGTTACTAGAGGAGCAGATGGCACTACCGCACAAACACACGAAGCAGGTGATTATCTAAGACATCTACCTAAAATTGTAAGTGTTGTACCTGTTGGAACATCGACTATTCAATCTATTACCTCAATAGAATCTATTAAAGATGTTTTAATTGAAGTAGTAAAAACTTTTAGTGCAGAACCAAAAGAATCATCAATAACTCACGATTCGACAGTTTTAAGTGCAAATCAGCAAATTGAAATTGATAATAGTGATTTTGAAGTTCTCCCTTGGATCGGTATTATTCAGACACCTGTATATAATGTAATAACAGTAGTACATTCTACATCATCACAAGTACAAAATGTTGTTGAGGCATCTAAACTAGATTCAATAACCTCAACAATTACAGCTGTAAAAGAAACAAATATTCAAGTTTTTGCTGAACAGCAAATTAATGTTGATGTTTCCGAGATATTGTCTTCTACTCAGATTGTTTCTGCAACAGAATCTTCATATGAATCAGTATTCTCATCTGTAGTAACATCTTCTTATAATGCAATTGTTGTAGAAAATGATATTAATGTAGTTTCTGCAGTTACAATAGAAAATTATTCTTCCAATTATATTTTAAGAAATGAGTCAACAATAGAAAGTATTGTTTCTTCAATCAATACTATTGAAAATATTATCAATGAAATATTGGTTATTCCTCCTGTATCATATTTGGAAGTAAGAAATTCACATTCTGTAACAAGAATCTTATACGCACAGGTTCCTGCAATAACAACTGTTGCGGAATCATTAATTGTTTCTCCAATAGAAGCTAATATAGAATTAACTAACAATCTGAATATCAATATTCTTGATACAAGAAATACTGTAGTTTCTACTCATATTAATGCAGGGTATGAGCATAGTTATATCACTTCTCAAACGTCAAAAGTTATTTCAACTCAACTTGAAGTCATTGATGTAGTTACTTACGGTATTAATACTAGCCACTCTGCTCATTCTACATCAGTAACATTAGTTAATAGCACTATCCAATCTTCAGTAACTTCAGTAACAAATACAGCTATATATAACCAAACACCATTAAAGCTTAATATAGATCCAGTTATTAACTGTACTTACATATCATCTTCAAATCAAATTTCATCTAAAGTAAATCCAAACTCTTCGCAAACTACAGTACAAATAGACACTTCGACTGGTATTAGAGGATCTTCGATAAGAGAAATAGATTTCAACATTGGTATCTTAGATTTCTTCACTGAACTTTTTGTATTGGAAAATCCAATCAAAACTAGAAATCAAGGATTCTTTACTTTATCGGAACCAATTAATACCATTATATCTAGAGATGGTTCTACAATTGAAGTTACTAACAAAAATGTTGGAAGAGATGAGTTCTTTGAAGGTTATAATTTAGGGAATGCTGGATATACTATAACAGCATTTGAAAATAATCGCTTTATAGATACTGGTGTATTTAAAGTTTCTGGTTCTATACAGGCTATTACTTATGCATATCCAAATCTTACTATAAATGATTTTGAACAAAGAAGATATTCTGCTATTACATTAACAGGAGAATTCTTTAATTTGGCTGTACCATCAATAAATGAAATTGGTTCTATGCTGACATCAAATATTTCAGATACAAGTACCACTATGGTTATTGATAATGCATCAGGATTTCCTGATAATGGAAGAATTATTATTAATAAAGAAGTGATTGAATATACTTCCAAGAGTGGAAATACTCTATTAGGATTAATAAGAGGAGCAGATAATACTGTACCAGCTTCTCACACTTCAAATGATTATTTAAGATCATTCTAGATTTTATAAATATAAATAAATCAGACAAAACGTTTTACAAGAGAGATTAATTAAATGGCTGCTATTATCTCAGATAAGTTTAGAATTTTTAATGCTAAACAGTTTTTGGAATCTCTATCTGAAGGATCGACTGATAATGGTGCAGAACGCACTAGAATGTATTTCTTTGTTGGTCGTCCACAAAGATGGGATACTTATGTAGAAATCTACAATAAATCAGCAACTGCTTTTGTTGTTGGTAATGAAGTTTATGTTGGAGCTTCATACGCTTCAGCAACATTTAAAGGAACTATTAGAGAAGTTTACGAAGATAGTTTGCTTCTCTTCAATATTGGTCCATCAACATCTTCAGTTCCTTCTCCAGGATCAACTTTAAAAGGATGGAATGGAACTGCTGATACAGGTGCTACTGCCGTTACTGGTGTATATAGATATGCATCCGAAGATGTACCACCAGTACCTCTAGATAACCAGAAAGAAAAGTTTGACCTCTATGACGATATCATTGCAGCAAAGAGAATTACCTCAGATTTTGCTCGTGCAGTAGTTCGTCGTTATAACTGGGATTTAGTTGCTAATCCTAAGTTTGACATGTGGAAGCCTGATTACTCTGCTACTCCAGGTAGTGGGGGTCAGGTAGGTAAGCAAGCTGCAACTGGAGCTACTACAATTGGGGAAGCCAAGTTCTATGTTGTAAATTCACTATATGAAGTATTTAAGTGTGTTTACAACGGCGAGAACCCAGCAAATCCTACTGGTCAAAATGCTACCAATGAGCCAAAAACCGCTCCTTCTGCTGGTCAAGGTTCATATGCAAATGGCATCTTTACAGAAGAAGCTGGTACTGCAGGCTATGTTTGGAAGTATTTATTTACCATTCCAACGAATGATGTGCTACGTTTCCTCTCAACTGACTTCCTACCAATCGTCGCTCCAACTGATCCAACCAGACAGGCAACTGAAGCTGCTGCTGTTGAAGGTGCAGTTCATGTAGCATTGATTGAAAATGCAGGTGCAAACCTGCCAAACGGCACTCATTACGCACCAATTATTGGTGACGGTTCTGGTGGCGTTGTCCAGCTAGTAGTTAGCGCAGGAGCACTAACTTCAGCAACAGTAACTAATCCTGGTAGTGGTTATGCCTATGCATCAGTTCCTCTTGCTACTGGAACTGGTTCTGGTTCTACTGCTTATGGTTTATTCAGTGATTCTGGTCTGACCGCATCAGTTGCTGTTGGCGGAACTGCGACTGGTGCTTTAGAAGCAATTATTTCACCTCAAGGTGGGCATGGTTCTGATATGGAGCTTGAGCTTAACGCTAAGCGTATCATGACAAACATCCGTCTAACCTATGCAGAAGGTTCTGGTGACTTCCCTGTAGACAACGATTTCCGCAGAATTGGTATTCTCAAGGATCCATATGCATTTGGAACAACTTCATTCGCAACAGTAGATACTGTTAATGGTTTATATGCAGTAAAAGTGACTGGAGTAACTTCAGATTTCCAGTCAGATGAAACTATTTCACAAACAGTTTCAGGTGGCACCGCTTACGGCACTGTTGTTTCTTGGACACTAGATTCTAATAGCACTACTGATGGTGTCCTTAAGTACATCCAATCGCCAGATCTCCATAAAGATTCTGGTGTGGTAAGAGCATTTGAATCAAATGGTGCTAATGCAATTACTGGCGCTATTTCGCTAACCAGTGCTAATGTTGATGTTACTGATAACTCATCTGTTCTTGGTGTAACATTTGCAAATGGTCTTGCAACTCCAGAGATTGCACCAAATAGTGGCGACATGATTTATGTAGAAAACAGAAGGCTCATCACCAGAGCACCCGACCAAATCGAGGACATCAAGCTTGTAATTGAGTTCTGATTTAAATCACAGCGTAAATCTCCCCACTAGGGGAGATTTTTTTTTATCTTTACTGATAAATAAGATAGGGAAATAGGTTCTAAGTAGAGAGATTCATTTACGATGCCACAGAAGACAAATCTTAACGTATCACCATATTTTGACGACTTTGATCCACAAAAGAATTTTTATAAAGTTCTCTTTAGACCTGGGTATTCTGTACAAACCAGAGAATTAACTTCTCTACAGTCGATCCTACAAAATCAAATTGAGAACTATGCTAAGTTCCAATTTAAGCAAGGTCAACTAGTAATTCCTGGAGAAATTGGTCTTAATACAAAATTAGATTATGTCAAATTGTCTTCTGTCTCAGAAGTGGCTGTAAATGAAAATGGATCTATTGTATATAAAAAATATGATATTAAGAACTTAATCGGTTCTACTCTGCGTGGTATTAATTCTGGAGTAACTGGAGTTGTTATTGAAACTGAATATGCAACTACAGAAGAAGCAGATACAATTTTTGTAAATTATGTAAACAGTGGCGATGCAGGTAATGAATCTACATTTAGACAAGGAGAAACTCTAGAAGTTGTTGGTGGCATTAATACTCCCTTATTAGTTGTTGGTACTGATGGTAGCGTTTTACCAACTACTATTTCAATTTTTGATCCCGACACTGAAGAAACTAAATCACTAACTAGCCCAGCAATGGGTTATGCTACTGCGTTAAAAGTAGAAGAAGGAATTTATTTTGTAAATGGTTATTTTGTAAGAAACGAGCAGCAGTTATTAGTAGTAAACAAATATTATGATAAACCATCAGCAAAAATTGGTTTTAATATTGTAGAGAGTATTGTTACTCCAGAAGAAAATCCATCTCTTTATGATAACGCAAGAGGTTTTTCAAACTATTCTGCTCCTGGATCACATAGATTAAAAATTTCACTTGATTTAAAGAAATACACTTATAATGAATTAACTGACAAAAATTTTATTCAGTTGATTCAAATTAAAAATGGTGTCGTAGAAAAACAAGTAAAACCTGCTGATTATACCTTACTTGAAGAAACTCTAGCCAGAAGGACTTTTGATGAATCTGGCGATTATGTAGTAAAAGATTTTTCAGTTGATGTTAGAGAGTATTATCAAAATAACAATAATAATGGATTATATAAACTGTCAGAATCTGGTTTAGTAAATGGCATTAGTGAAGTAGAAGCATCCAGAAAAATGGTTGCTAATATTGGACCAGGAAAAGCATATGTTCGTGGTTTTGAAATAGTAAATAAAGAAACTAAGTATCTTGAAGTCGATAAGGCAAGAGATACCTTAACTAGAGATAATGTAACTATTAAATCTAAAGGCTCTTCTAGTTTTAAAATTTCAAATGTTTACGGAAGTGTTCCTCTCAACAATGTTGCTGGCGATTTAACTGCCTACCCCAATGTTTATTTAAATTGTGTATTTAACGATGGTTCTATTGGATTAAATGGTCAAGAAGATGATTCTTATTTTAAACTGACAAAATCAAGAAGAGCACAATCATTTACTTTAGCAGATGGCTTAAAAACAATCTATGTTCAAGTAGCAAATGTTTTACCAAATTCTAGAGATGAATATCCCGATAAGTTGTGGTATATCAAAACTAGAAGCGGAGGAGAACCATCTTCTGTAGATTATGTTGATGTAATATCAAGTTCCATATGTAAGAGAAATGATGTTTCGACAGCAACTGGACAGTTCTTCGTAGAGTTTACGATTAAAGGTGATAAATCTATTTTAGATACGTATTTCTTAGAGTATGATGATGGTGGAGCAGGTAAGATAAGATTACTCTTTGAAACTGAAGCAGATGCTTTAGATGGCTCATCCACTTATTATGGTACAATTGTTGATTATAACACTACAATTACTCCTGTAATTGGAATTACAAAACCAAAGAATTTTACTCTTTCTGATAGAGCATTAGGATTTAATGAAGACACTGATATTGTTGTGTCAAGAGGAAGAAGTGGTATTAACAATAGACCATATAGTGGAATATTTAATTTCTCTTATTTTAATCCTATCTTCTTTACTAAAATTACGTTAGAAGAATCTCCTGCAATTGGATTTGGTATTGGTAAGTATATTGTTGGAAAAACAAGTAATGCATATGGAGTGATCGAATCAGATACTACAGAAAATTATAGCAGCGGTAACGTACTATTTGTTAGCGTACTTTCTGGTGAATTTATTTCAGGGGAAACTATTTCAGACGAAGATGGAAATAGTTTAAAAATTGCTAAAGATAATACTATTTCGCACTTTATAGTGACAAAGCGTGGTAATGGGTACACCACCGAATCTAAGCTAATTATTGACGGCGATGAAATAAATTCAAGTAAAGTTACTCCAGAATTAATTGGAGGATCTATCTATAAAATTAATATTAAAGATAGAAATGCTTTAAGAAAAGAGTATGCTGCTCCTCCAGTTGTAACTGCATCACCACAGCCAGATTCACCATCAAATTATGCAGTTATTATACCAGTATTATTCAAAAATTCTGTACTTACATATAATCCACAAAATGTAAAGTCAGTACATTCTGATTATAATAATTACAAATTTACTGCAGATATTGATTTTAATAAGACAGAATACTCTGCTTATAAGCAAATAACAAACTTTACTTTCTCAGGTAAGCAGGGTGATCGTTTTATTGAGTGCAATGGATTTGGAGCAAATCTAGCAAAAGATTTAATTCAAGGAGATATTGTACAATTTACTGATGTAACTAATCAGGTTGTAAAAAATATCGTACAATATACATCAGATGCACAAGGTGTATACAAATCCAGAATTTATCTAGATTACTCACTACCTCAAGATATTGTAAACACCAGTGTTGTTAGAATTAGACCAAATATCCAAAATGTTACTTCATCATTAATTTATCCAACAGGAAGCAAGCAAGTAGCGTCACTAGTTAAAGATACATCTGATACAAAAATTAAATATTATATCCGTAAAGATTTTACAACAGATCTATCTTCAAGTGGAGGAACTTTAACATTTACTGCACAATTAGGAAATGGTTTCCAAAGATTTGTTACTTATTCGGAGAATTCTTTCGTTCTAACTGTTTTGGATAGCGGTGATTCTACTCTTGTTGAATCTGGCGATATAATTTATATTGCACCCGAGTTTGTTACTTTAAATAATCCAACATCAGATTCTACTGGTATTACTACTGGATCTGCTGTAATTAATTTACCCGATAGTTATTTTGGGACTGGTTTAATTAACTATCCAAAATTAAAACTAACTGCGACTGTGGAAATTGATAAAGGAAAGCCTAGATTAAAAACTGCGATCAAAAATAAAAGAATTGTTGTTTCTTCCAGTGGAGATAGAGTAATTCCACTGAGAGGTAACGATTATGACGAAGAGACAATTCAGGTTTATTCTTACTCCGACGCATATAAACTAAGATATGTATACGAAGGTACTTCTACTACTCCGCCAAATGTTGACGCTAGTGGTCAGCTAATTAGTGGCACAGATATTACATATAAGTTTACTTTTGATGATGGTCAAAGAGATACCTTATATGATGTTTCTAGAATTGTTCTAAAACCAGGATTTGATGCTCCTGTTGGTCAACTTGTAATTGCATTTGATTACTTTGAGCATTCTCAAGGAGATTTTTGTACGGTAGATTCATATCTACATGAGGCAGGAGTACCAGCTGGAGAGATCCCATCGTTTAACTCAGCTCTTCATGGAATTGTTTCATTAAAAGATGTTATTGATTTCAGACCAAAAGTAGATTCTAATACTACAATTACTGGTTTCCAAGATGTTTCTATTTTGGCAAACCCAGAAGGAAAGAGTTATGTAAACTTCATTGATGATGGGGGTGTTATATCAGCAACCCCAGCATCCGATGTTAATTTAGAATATACAATATCATTTAGCGAGACCCAATATCTTGATCGTATTGATGGTATTTTCTTGAATAAAAAAGGAGAATTTATTGTTAAGCAAGGTAATTCTTCAATGAATCCTTCTAAACCAGATAATGTCGATGATGCTATTGCAATTTGTTACATTCACATTCCTTCATTTACTGTAGATAGTAAGGATGTAAGAATTATCCCTGTTGATAATCGCAGATATACAATGAGGGATATCGGAAAACTTGAAAAGCGTATTGAGCGTTTAGAGTATTATACAACTCTCAGCATTCTGGAGCAGCAAGCTCTTAATATGCAGATTAAAGATGAAATTGGTTTAGACAGATTTAAGAGTGGTTTTATTGTAGATAACTTTGAATCACACGGAATCGGTAATCTCAAATCACCAGATTACAGATGCTCAATTGATACTCAGCAATCAGTTTTAAGACCACAAACAAGAGAGAATAGTTTTAATCTAGTAGAGATCAACACTAGAGATGATCAACGTGCTATTGCTGGATACAAAAAATCAAACAATATTGTTACTCTACCTTTTAAATCTATTAAGATATTGGGCAATGAGTATGCTACCAGAACTATCAATCCAAATCCATTTGTAGTAGTTCAATATGTCGGTGATTGTGATATTACTCCAGTAATTGATCAGTGGTATGACACTACTGTTGCTCCATTAGCTGTAAATAATAATACAAGCCACTTTACTATTTTCCAAGCAAAAGATGATGTAAAAGAATCTCTTTCAAGCATCTGCAATTCGTTTATAGTTAACTGGGTAGGAACAAATGCTTCATTTTTAAATATCAATTCATTTGCTTCTGTGGCAAGTGAAAGTATTAGTGCATCAGTTCAACAAGCATCTATTGCAAGTTCTTCCAATGTCAATCCTCAAAATAATGAAATTGGTAAAGGAATAAACTCAAAAACTGTAAATAATAATAATATTGCATCTTCCTTACAATTCTTTGCTAGATCTATTCCTATCAAGTTTAAGGTACAAAGATTAAAAGCAAATACTAATATTAATGTTTACGTTGACGGCAGAAATGTCAACAGATGGGCTGTGCCTGATACTATTTTCACTGGTGTTGCAGGCAACTCTCTATCTACCTTCAATTCTCCATTAGTAACTGATTCAAATGGTAACTTAAGTGGAGTAATTTTATTCCCAGCAGGTTATCCACCAATTGAAAACTCAAAGTGGACTGGAGATGTAAATACAGTTTCGTATGACGAAGGTTCGGAAGAGATTAGATTTACGGCTGGCGAAAAGACGATTACATTTGCATCTACTCCAGAATATTCGGAAAAATTAAATTCAGATACTTATGCAGAAATTAAATTCTATTCTACTGGTATCATTCCAGAGAATCCTCCATCAATAATCTCAACTTCTGTTGCATACTTCAAAGCAAACGAAGGAGTACAACTTGTAAACAGCAATACAGATCAAGAATCAAAGCCAAATCCTTTGGCACAAACATTCAAGATTGAGAATTTTGCTGGTGGTATGTTCACAACTGGAGTTGATTTATTCTTCAACAAGAAAGATTCTTCAGTACCTATTAGAGTATATCTAACTAATATTGATACTGGAAAACCTGGAAAATATGTTATTCCTGGTTCAGAATCAGTGCTATATCCAGAAACATATTTGAGAGTTTATTTAACTGGAGATTCCGATACTATTTCAATCAGAAAAAATGAATTTGTCAAAGGAAAAAATTCAAATGCCACTGGTCCTATTTTAAAAGTATACGATAAAAATAATATTTTAGTTGGGGATGAAAATTCCGTTCAATTCCAATTGAACAAGGAACAAGTTTATACATTAGTCCTAAGTAACAATAACGGAACTTCATTCTTACAGAATGAGCCTTTAGAGATTCCTTCCGTTACAGAGTTCAATAACACACGTAATAAGAATGCAGTTTTAACGATTGCTAAAGATTCTGGTAAGGTTATTGATCTCAAAGTTACTAACGTAGGAGATAATTATGAGAGTGCTACTATTGTAATTGAAAGTCCTCAACTTCCAGGTGGAAGTACAGCAACTGGTACTGTTAGTGTTTCTGATTTTAAAATCTATAATGCAGAAATTTCTCTAAGTGGTCGTGGTTATACAGAAGCGCCTTCAGTAGTTATTAAAGGTATTGGTAGTGGTGCAGGCGAAGCTGTAATTGAATCTGTAATTGAAATAGATACTCCAGCAGTACGAATGGGTATTGCTACAGATCAATTTAGTGATACTAAATCAGTTGTCCCAACAAGATTTAATTTCAAGCATCCAGTATATCTTCAGAACGATTCTGAGTATGCATTAACAATTGAAACTGATTCTATTAATTATGAGATTTGGGCGTCTAGATTAGGTGAAACTGAAATCGCTACTAGCACTACTGTAAATTCACAACCTCTACTTGGTTCTGTTTACAAGTCACAGAACACCGATAACTGGACAGAAGATTTATTTGAGGATATTAAATTTACTCTTTATAGAGCAGAATTTGATATCACAAGACCAGCGGAACTTCTACTTACCAACAATAATTTAGGTTACGAGTTACTAGATGCAAATCCATTTGAAACTAGTGTAAGATCTGGCACTAATGCAACATCAAATTTATTCAAAAATAATAACTCTATTGTTAAGGTAAATCACCGAGACCATGGTTTTGAGGGAGCTGGGAAATCTTATGTATTCTTTAAAAATGCAGAAACTGTTGGAGGTATTTCTTCAGCATCTTTAAATGCTTTACTATTTGAAGTTACAAATTCTGGTATTGACTCTTATAATATTATTTCACCAAACAGAGCTGGATCTAGTGTTGTTGGTGGAGGTAAAAAAGTTCTTGCTTCCTATAATAGAAAGTACGAAAAACTTTATGCTCAAATTTCTTACTTGCAGTTAGAAGGAACTACTATTGATACATTTGTAAAAACCACTAATATTACACCAGTAGATTCTACATCAATTAATTTCCCTTCATATACACAAACAGATTATGAAAAAACATTCTTAAACCAAGAGCACTTCTTCTCTAATCAAAAAATTGTCGCATCAAGAATTAATGAGACATTAAATTCTATTGATAAATCCTTAACATATAAAGTTAATTTATCATCTTCCGTCTCTTACTTATCACCAGTAATTGATTTAAATACTTGTTCTGTTAAGATGTCAACTAATAGAGTAGAAAATTCTACTGGTTATGAAGATAGATTTGGAAAGAGATACCAAAAACTAAAGTTCTCTCCTTTGTATAATATAGGTTTAGTTGTTGTTGGCTCGTCTAATCAAATAGTAACTGGAACAATATTAACGGGAGAAGCAAGTAAAGCAACTGGTACTATATTAAATTATGCAGATAATATTGCTTTGGTAATTTTAAATACGTCTGTTATATTTGAAACTAATGAGCAGTTGATTGCTAGCACTTCGGCAGGAGTTCGTATAACAAACGTAAATCTAAGTGTATCTACAGTAACTGAACAATTGTTTAACTTCTCAGAAAATGCAGATCTCATTGCATATTATCCAGAAAATGTAAATACTAATTATGCTAATACTATCAATGGAAAGATTATTTCATGGGATTCTAAAGATAAAGAGTTGATTGTTGAAAATAGTTATTTACCAATTTCCAATAACTACACTAGCCCAATTACTAAGGGAAGTGTTTTTGTAAGACAATCAACAAATCAATCTCAAGATATCTTTAGAGTTGGTGATATTGTTAAAACTGGAGATGGTAAATATGTAGAAATTTCTTCAATGGAATTTAGTACTGGGGTTGACTTTACTCCAGAAACAAGTGCGAAAAATACTTCATCATTGGCAAAGTATGTTTCTAAGGAAGTTGCTATTAACAGTCCTGGTACATCGATTGATGTTAGAATTACAGCTAATGTCAAAGATAGAGAAAATGTAAAAGTTCTTTATAGAATTAAGGAAGCATCTTTACAATCTAATTTTGAAGATATCAATTGGAAATATTTTAACACAGATGGATCTCCAGATAATGATGATTTAGCAACAGCAGAAAATTCAATTTCGGCTATTGTTGAAAAGCAATCATCATATCAAGAATTTAAGTACAGTGTTGCTGATCTCCCTGAATTTACATCATTTGCAATTGAACTTGTTATGAAGACAGATGATCCAGCATATGTTCCAAAAATTCAAGACATTCGTGCAGTTGCTTCTTACTGATGCATATTCCAGTTGAGGGACACCCTAATTTAGTTAGAGATGTTAATACAGGGGCGATTATAAGTAAAGATCGTCCAACAAAAAGATTAACATCTGAGTTTAATGTTATGAGGAATGACATAAATATATTGAAGAAAGAACTATCTGAGATTAAACAGCTCCTTAGAGAAATAGCGAGAAATGGCATCAATACAAATCTATAAGTCAGATACCTTTGAAATTCAAAGGCAAAAAATTAATCAGCTTTCCGAAAAAGTTGATAGAACTACAAAAAATGTTATATTTGTATCTAAGGATGGGAACGATTCCAATACTGGAGCAAATCTAGCAAACGCAAAATTAACAATTAAAGCGGCATTAGAAATTGCTACTACAGGAACTGTTATTAAAGTTGCTGCTGGTACTTATATCGAAGATAATCCACTATTTGTTCCAGCTCAAGTATCTATTGTTGGAAGTTCTTTAAGAGAAGTAACAGTTACGCCTTTAAATCTAGGCGATTTATTTTATGTAAATAATGGTTGTTATGTTTCCGACATGTCATTTGTTGGAAGTGTAAATCCTGGTTCTATTTTTTCGTTTGATCCTCTTACAATTCCATATATTGATCAATCGCCATATATTCAGAACTGCACAAACTTTATTCCAGATAGTATTGGGATGAAGATTGATGGCAACAACGCTATTGGTCCCATTAAATCAATGGTTGTTGACTCATACACACAATACAATGCAAATGGTATTGGAGCATTAATTAGTAATGAAGCATATGCACAGCTTGTTTCTATGTTTACCATTTGCACA